GGTGCTGCATCTACTTATGCGGCTGCTGCGTTAGCTCTTGTTGGTGCTGCAGATACCATTGATGTTGTTATTGCTGGTGCTGCTGCTGCTACTGGACGCTTACGTGTCTATGCAGTAATTGCAGATATCTCAGCTGCTCACACTGAGGCTGCTGTAGCTTCTCGTGATCTGCTAGCATAAACTAAAGTAAACTTAGGGGCTGGCTTAATGCTGGCCCCTTTGATGCATCTTGAGGGAATAGAATGGCACTTACATTTCTTACATTAACGAATGAAGTTCTTACTCGTATGAACGAAGTAGTTCTTACCTCTGCTAATTTTACAGATGCTAGGGGAGTTCAAGTACAAGCTAAGAATGCTGTTAATGAAGCTATACGACACATAAACCAAAAAGAATTTGCATACCCATTTAATCATGCTACTAATACATCAACTTTAGTTCCTGGGATAGTACGATATACTATACCCACTGATACAAAACACATAGACTATAATACAGCTAGAATAAAAAAAGATGATAGTATTAATTCTGCAGGTATTAATTTAAGAAAACTTAATTATAACGAATATATAAGTAAAGAATTTGCAAGCCAAGAAGATGAAGTTGAGTCTACAACATTAGATGGTTCTCACACAGATTCTGTAACTACGTTAACACTTGTTTCATCTGTAGGTTTCTCAGCCTCAGGTAGTGTCTATGTGGGCAGTGAGTTAATTTCTTACACTGCTATTTCTGGTAATACTCTTACAGGCTGTACAAGAGCTGACAGTGGTACTACTGCTGCTGCTTACGCTACTGGTGTAGCAGTTACACAGTTTGATAATGGAGGTATGCCACAATATATTGTACGTACCCTTGATAACAACTATTTACTATATCCTTACCCTGATAAAGAATACACATTATTGTATGATTACTTTACATTTCCTAATGATTTAACTGCACATGATAGCACTACTACTATACCAGATAGATTTAAACCTGTAATTACAGATGGTGCCACTGCATTTTTGTATCAGTACAGGGGTGAGATGCAGCAATACTCAATTAACTTTCAACGTTTTGAGGAGGGTATTAAAAATATCCAAAGCTTGTTAATTAATAAATTTGATTACATTAGATCTACAGTTATAAATAGGCCTACGAGTTCTAACTCTGGGGTATCTTTTTAATGCCCGATAGTTCTCAAGTACAACCAGTAGCATTTAATTGTGATGGCGGTTTAATTTTAAACCGTTCTACTTTTCTTATGCAACCAGGTGAAGCTTTAGTACTAGAGAACTTTGAACCTGACGTTGAAGGTGGGTACAGAAGAATAAATGGCTATCGTAAATTTATTAATCATATAGTTCCACAAACTTCTTCTGCAGCTGAAAAAATAATTGGTGTTGCTACTTTTGGAAATAAAGTATTAGCATGTAGAGGGGAAAAAATATTTTCTGGAGCTTCTACTGAGTTAGCTCTTGCAATAGGTGCAAGTTCATCTATGACAGGATCTGGAATAATTAAAGTAGATTCTGTTTTAGGTTTTCCAACAAGTGGTAATTTACAAATAGTTAATGAAATATTTACTTACACAGGTGTTTCTTCTACTTCAACTCCTAATGAGTTTACAGGTGTAACAAGATCTACATCAGGTACTACAGCTGCTACACATGTTATTAATATATCTGTTTCTTCTGATTGGACAGAGGTAGACACAGGTAGAACTAATGCTGTAAAATACAGAAAAGAACGATTTAACTATGATGGTAATGAAAAAATTATTTTTGTGGACGAAACAAACGCCCCTGTAATTTTTAACTTGGCTATTAGTGCTACTGACGTAAGTGAAAGTGCAGTTGCAGGTTCTAAATTTGTAGCTTCTTATAAGTCACATATGTTTTATGCCGGCAAGTCTACTACACCAGAGGAACTAGTATTTAGTGAACCTTTTAATGAGGATGGTTTTCAAGCAGGTAACGGTGCAGGTAGTATTAGAGTAGATGATACTATCACAGGATTAAAAGTTTTTCGTGAAGCTTTATTTATATTTTGTGAGAATAGAATATTTAAACTTACTGGTAATACTTTAGCTGACTTTGTTATTGCACCTGTTACAAGAAGTATTGGTTGCATTAATGGTGATACTATACAGGAATTTGGAGGGGATTTAATATTTCTTGGTCCAGATGGTTTAAGAACAGTTGCTGCTACTGCAAAAATTGGTGATGTTGAACTAGGTACAATAAGTAAAAGTGTACAAGGTATTTTTGATAAGAACATTAAAGACTCTGCACTATTTGAAAGTGTTGTTATTGCAGACAAAACACAATACAGAATATTTTTTACTAAAGATGGACAATCAGACGGTATTACCCGTGGTATTATTTGTGTTCAAAAAGAAAGTGGTTTTGAATTTTCTGAAATGCGTGGAATAAAACCTACCTCTACAGATACTTTTGTAAGAGCTGGGGATGTACTTGTTTTACATGGTGATTTTACTGGTTTTATTCACAGGCAAGAAAAAGGTAATACCTTTGATGGTGTACCTATACTAGGAAGATATAGAAGTCCTGACTTACCTTTCGGAGATACAGGTATCCGAAAGCATATGCAAAAAGTTATTATTAACTATAAACCTGAGTCTGCTATTGATGCAGAATTAGTAGTGAGATACGACAACGAAGATGCAAACTCTACTAGACCTGCTCCTTATTCTTTAGATTCTTCTCTTGTAGCTGCACAGTTCGGAACTGCTTTATTTAGCAGCGCAGGTGGCGAAGTTAGATTTGTTTTAGGTGGACCTTCACAACCTCTTGTAAGACAGTCTGTAGAAGGTTCAGGTTTTTCTGTTGTGTTAAGAATAAATGATGGAGGTGAGTCTGCACCTTATTCACTTAAAGGTTTTCAGTTAGAATACACATTAGGAGCAAGACGTTAAATGGGCGCTACATACACAAGACAATCATCTTTTACTGACGGCGATGTTATTACCGCTGATTTGTTTAATAATGAATACGATCAACTTTTAGCTGCTTTTGCTTCTAGTACAGGCCACACTCACGATGGTACTGCTGGTGAGGGTGGACCCCTTACTACCTTTTTAGGCGATACGCTTACTTTTGGTACAAATGCAGGGGATATTAGTTTTATATTTAATGGTGGCACTAATGATGGCACATTTAAATGGATGGAAGATGAAGACTACTTTGAGTTTTCTGATGACATACTTATGGCTACTACTGAGAAGATACAGTTTACTAATACTTCTAACTACATTCATTCTGCTAGTGCTGGAAATATTGATCTTGTAGCAGCTACAGAAATACACCTTGTATCTACTACTATTAATATGGACGGTGCTGCAGACATCTCAGGTAACTTAGCTGTAGGTGGTAATCTTACAGTAACAGGCGATGCTACAGTAACTGGTACTACAACGTTTAATGGTGGTACACTTACTCTTGGTGATGCGGTTACAGATAACGTTGTCTTTGGTGCAGATGTAAACTCTAGCATTATTCCTAATGGTGTTAATGGTTCGTTTGACTTAGGTTCATCAAGTCAAGAGTGGCGTGACTTATTTATAAATGGTACAGCACACATTGATACTCTTGACGTAGATGTAAATGCTACGGTAGCAGGTACTCTTACAGTTGGGGGTGTAGTTGACATTACTGACGCTACGGATGCCAGTGATGCAACAGGAGATACAGGAGCTTTACGTACTGAAGGTGGAGCAAGCATAGCTAAGAAGTTATTTGTTGGTACTACCCTTGATGTAACAGGTGTTGCTACTGTAGGTGGCCTTACTATAGGCAGTGCTGTTATTACAGAAGCAGAATTAGAAATACTAGATGGTGCTAATGTAACTACAGCAGAGTTAAACATACTTGATGGCGTTACAAGTACTGCAGCAGAACTAAACGTTCTTGACGTAAGCAACAGTACAATAGGTGATCTAGCTGAGATAAGTACTGTCGCAAGTGATGACGTATTCTTGGCCTTTGATACATCTGGTGGTGGTCTAAAGAGAATAGCAAGAAGTGCTGTAGTCTCAGGCTTGGCTACTTCTAGTGCTATCTCTAACGTTGTAGAAGATACAACTCCACAGCTAGGTGGTAACTTAGATGTTTTAGCTCGTACTATTACAACGTCTACAACTAATGGTAATATTGCCATGACACCTAATGGTTCTGGTGTTGTTCTAATAGATGGCTTTGTAGGTATTGAAGCAGGTCTTATTGATCTTAAAAATAGTGGCTCTGCTGTTTCTCAAATAAAGTTTTATTGTGAAAGCTCCAACGCCCACGCACAAACACTTATAGGTGCGCCCCACGCTGAAAGTGGTTCAAACACTCTTACGTTACCAAGTAGTGGTGGT